AAAACGATCAACTATTGAGGAGAGCGTAACCATGGCAACAAGGGCGACCTACGAATTCATTAAGCGCGAGTATGACGCTTTAGCAGTTTTTACGTGCATCTATAAGCATCATGACGGATACCCTACCGGGGCCGTTCAACACCTAGAGAACGCGAGCACGGCCGAATCGTTTCTTCGAAAGCATACCGATGCCGAGATCATCGCTGATCATGACACGGCAGGCGATACCGAATATCGGTATACGATCGATAGACGGATTGATGATGGTTACGATAAGACCTTCATTCTCGTTAAATCGCGCGTAGGCTTTTCTAGCCGATGGAAGGGCGAATTTTTCGGCACGCTGAAGGAATTCCGCGCCAAGTATTGGAATGATGACCACGCTGAAGCGTTCGGGAATGTCCGAGATCGCCTAGCAGGCTAAACCCTCTCCGATCCAAAATGAGCGCCTAAGGGCGCTTTTTTTGTGCCTTTTCGGCCGTTTTTCGGCCCTTCCCTATAGAATATTTTGTTATTAAAAACGGCCTATTCTGGCGCTTTTTCGAGCGCCCTCGAGCGCGAGCCCTTCGCGTCAATTGATGCCCTCGAGCGCCATCTAATCCCGACCTAGTCACCTAATCCGAGCGCGAGCGCGTGCATTGTGTCGCATCGCGTCTCATCTCGTCCCATCGCGCGCCGATCTCGGCCCCATCCGATCAATCTCAATTTTCCTATCAACTCGAGAAATCGAGCCATCGAGCATCGATTTTTTCGGATCGTTTCGACCCACATGCACGGAACGTATCTACACGAAAAACGTCTACACGAAAATCGTCTACACAAAAAACGTCCACACTAAATTCCGAGTTTATTTCGGAGTCTGTTGATCCACAGTCCGGCGTGCACGACGCTGTTCCGCAGATTTGGTGTTGTGGCAAGAATGGCAGAGCGATTGCAGGTTCGAAGAGTCCAGGCGTAGGCTGTCATCATCTTTTCTCTCAACAATGTGATCAACGACATCAGCTTTTCGAACAAAGCCTCTACTAAGACAATCAACACAGAGAGGATTACGACTAATAAAAGAACGACGCAAACGCCGCCAATCGCTGCTGCTGTACCAATTGTCTCTTTTGCGGTCGTCATCTGTGAAGTTCCTTCTACGCGCACGAGCCCCCTGTTTCGCACTTCGCTCACGCACATGCCTCACGCACATGCCTCGGGCACGTCTGTCATAGACGAGCTCGGCACAGCCTGGTGATCGACATGGCGTCGGTGCTTCACTTGGCACGGAGCTCTTGCACCAAGCGGTTGGTGAACCATTGCAGCTTCTCTGCGTCTATCGTTGGCGAGTCATGCTTACTCCGCATGCGCCAGTTGTACTTCGCTATCGTGCCTCGAAGGTATCCGATGAACTCCTCTTCTGAGAGTTGGGCCTTGATCGCTTCGATGCACTCGATACCTGATTGGTTGTAGTGAGGGGGGTTGTTAACTGTTGTGTGCTGCGCCTTCTCGAGGGCATCCCACTCGGTTGGCGTTGCATCGTCTAAACTTATCTTGTGGTTTATCCACATATCTCCTCCTGTGGCCCAAGACCTGGGCTGCTGCTTTTTCGTACCGGCAATCGTCGCCCAGGAAGAAGATCTGGTTATGTACAGTTCTTCATACTGGCGACATAGGTGTCATAGGGCTGACATTGGTACTGCGATTTCTTCTTTGGGATGCCATAGCCGGACGCTTTTGCTGTCGTAGCAGTAATCATCACAACGTAGGATTCGAGCAAGCCGAGCTTGTCTCACTGCTGCTGACTCAGCGACATCCGGGTTCTTGAAATGGTTTTGATAGGTCTCGATGACTTCGTACCAAAGCCGCTCGAGGAAGACGTCCTCGTCCTCAGTGTCGTCGACCAGGGGTAGGATGTTGGCGGCTTTCTTCTTACCGATACCAGGACACCCAGGGTAGCCATCGGCCGTGTCGCCCATCAGTGTCTGCGTCATCCAGTTGTAGTTAGCCTGGTTCACTGAGATGTCATGATGTTGTAGATGATGAAAGTCATACAATCGACCAGGTATGGTCTTCATGTCCTTGTCGCTCGAGATCATGACTGAGGTGTCGGGGTAGCGAGTGTGTAGGATCCCTATGACGTCATCGCCCTCGAGGCCGTTGATCTCGACGTTGTTGAAGATGGTCTTGAGCTCACGAACGAGCTCCCAGTACATGGGCGGCTTGGGCTTAGGGTTTCGGTTTGCTTTGTAGCTGTTGTCGACCGTCTTGCGAAAGTTGCTGCGGTCAGCGGGTGAGAAGGCGAGCAGCACCTCTGCCCCATCGAAGTTCCGATTGAGGTCAGTGATCTCCTCTACTGCGATGTCGACTAATGTGTCGAGGCCCATGTCGCGTCGAGGTGTCCCATCGAATGGGTCCAACCCTGCGCCAATTGCTGCCGTTTGATACGCAATGATGTCTGCGTCGATTAACGTGTGAAAAGTCTGACTCATTACTCTCTCCTAAAATGCTCGAGGCCGACTGTCTCTATGTCGGCGTCCATCCAGCCAGCAAGCCAAAAGCTGCGCTGTTTCATTGCTTCTTTGCCGTAGGGGCATGCGTCCTTGCTCTGACCGTCGAAGTAAGCAGTCTTGCCTGCCAGGTAAAATTCTTCGTAGGTCTTGCTGATTCCGTACATACATTTCCTTAGTGTGTGTCTGCCCATGAACTCCCGATCTGGAAGTCACCAGCGAACGGGACGGGCAGATTTAGTCGTTTACCCGCCATGCCGATGCTTAGGGCAAATAGACCGCCCACGAGCTCGGCGATGTCGGCGCGTGCTGATAGCTGTTGTTCATCGTGAACATTAGCGAGCAAGGCGAAGTCCTTGCCGTGCTCGAGTCCCTCGTTGGGTATGAGCTCGAACAAAAAAAGGGCGAGTGCCTGCTTCATAAGAATTGAGCCACTGCCCTGGAGTAAGGTGTTGAGTGCTGTTCGTTGTGCGCTTGCTGCTCGACGACCATCAGGCAACGACACATAGCCCCGTTCCCCTGCCTGCTTTTGTACTGAGGCGATGAGCTCACCGAGCCCCATAACACCTGACTCAATGCGAGCTCGAGCAGTCTTGCCAAGACTCGTGTAGGCGGTTTTGGGCGGCGGTTTCTCACCGGCTTGCTCGAGGTCGTCGGCGACGATCTTGCCAAGCTTGCCGTCACCAGCCGAATAAATCAGCGCGTAGTACAGCGTCTTGGCAGAGTCTCGACTATGCAAGCCTGCCGCCTTTTGATTGATCGAGTGTGGGTCTGTGCCGGTTTCTTTGTCGCCTTTCAGTACCGACTCGGCGTACTTACCTTTGTCCCACTTGTACAGGTAACTGGCGAGCATGCGGAGCTCGAGAGCGTCAGCATCACAACCGACCAGCACATGACCTTCGTCTGGTATCCAAAGTGATCGCATCGATTTGCTTTTGTCGACCTGAGCCATGTTGGGCCTCGAGTGCGACATGCGATGAGTGCGTGATCCGCAACTCCTGACGTAGCCGTGCATGCGGCCCTGGCGGTGTAACTTAAGCCAAGCGTTCTTACCTTCCGATAACATTCCCTGCTGCTTAGTTTTGCGGAAGTATTCGCGCAGCAAGCGAGCCTCGGGATAGTCGAGGTTGCTGAGTGTCCCCTCGTCTAACTTTGGCCGACCATCTTCAGTGAAGTCTGTAGGTATCCAGCCGTACTGGGCATTGAGTCGTCTAGCCACTTGCTGCCGACTGCCAGGATTAAACATGTCGTAACTGCACCGGCAGAGTGGTGCGTCTTTTGTGTATCCGAGTGTTTTGTTGTTGACGCTGGGTGTCCACGTATCGACGTTACGCCAAGTGCGCTTTTTAAAATCCCAGCTACCGCTGACCGGCTTGAACTCATGGTCGAACACCTTCGTCAGCATCTGCTCGAGCGAACATATGTCCTCGGTCAGCTTGACGCTGAGTTGCTCGGCAGCTTTGACGTCGAAGCGGAATCCATGGTTCGACTGTAGTGCGAGTGCATGTTGCACCTGATGCTCGAGGGCAATTGCCTGCCTGTAGTCATTGCCCGTGCGATAGAGTTTTTTGAGCTCAGCCTGTAAATGACCGTATAACTTGGCAGTGAGTTGCACATCGCGCTCGAGGTAAACCTTCATCTCGTCGCTGTACTTACTGAAGTCTTTGAAGTCCCCTTTCGGGAATCCAAATTGCTTTCCAAAGCTTGCAAGCGATAACGACATCCGACTCGGTTCGACAAGAGCCGCTATGGTCATCGTGTCCCAGACTTGCTCGAACCTAATCGTGTCTGGATAAAGTTTGTTGATGGCTGGCATGTCATAGCCAATAAAGTTATGACCGATCAGCCTGTCCGCTGCTGCTAACCTCTTGAGCCCCTCCGCTATCGACGGTAGCTTCGCATCGTCGTCCGTGTACGTGGTGACGTTTGTCTCGCCCACGACGGAGACGCCAATACAATGTATTCGACTGAGCTCCGGCAGCAGCCCGTCGCCCTCTATATCTACGACGAGATGCTCCATGTCCTTTCCCCCTCACGATGGCAAGTCAGACAGAACCAGATGGTCCTCCAAGCTAATCGTGATTTTTCCGTTAGGTGATCGTGATCGACAGTCCAAAACGAATCGTTTCATCGCTGCCACACGCATGCGCTGCGCGAGATATGTGCCGCGCTGCGAGTTGTATGCCTCCTCTGCCTGATGAATCAGCTTTAGTAGTTCAGACGGACTCAAGTTTGTTTGCATTCCAGACGCCTTTTAATTTCTCGGTCGACGTACAAATAGATCAGCGGAGCCAGTGGGTGATTTGGTAGCTTGTAGTCGTCTCGGTCGAGATCGAATGACGACAGTTCTCGAGCGATGCCTTTCAGTACAATCCCGACCATTA